ATGGGTAAGTCCAAGGCAGAGTGGTCTTCCCGACAAGCCTTAAACTACCGCCCGCTGCCATCGCAGCAGACATTTCACGAAAGCGAATCGCGATTCAAGGGGTTTTCCGGGCCAGTAGCTTCCGGAAAGAGCCAGGCGTTGTGTTATGAGGCAGTGAAGCTGAGCTTCATCAACGCAGGCAGGCAAGGTCTGATTGGAGCACCGACTTATCCGATGTTGCGCGATGCGACCCAGACGAGCCTGTTCGCGATTCTGGATGGGGAAGACATTCCATACCGGTTCAACAAGGCGGAGAATACACTCACCCTCACAGATTGCGGATCGCGCATTATTTTCCGGCCGGTTGACGATTTTGACCGGCTGCGAGGTACAAACCTCGCCTGGTATGGTCTGGATGAACTGACGTACTCGCCCGAGGGCGCCTGGCTCCGGCTAGAGGGACGGCTACGAGATCCGCAGGCTACACGACTCTGTGGTTTTGGAGTGTGGACGCCTAAGGGTTATGACTGGGTTTATCAGCGGTTTCTGGCGGACCCCGTGCGGGGATACAGCGTCGTGCTGGCGAAGCCGCAGGAAAACCGCTTCCTGCTGGAACAGGTACCGGACTTTTACGATCGGCTGAAGAGCAGTTATGACGAGGCCTTCTATCAGCAAGAGGCGCTGGGCCAATATCTTAATTTGCGGGGCGGGCTGGTCTATCATGCGTTCAGCCGGCAGGAGCACGTAAAGCGGCTGCAGATCAACCCGCAATATCCATTGCTTTGGGCGCTGGATTTCAACGTAGATCCAATGTCATCGGTAATCGTGCAGATGGAGGGTAACAACGTATTCGTTCTGGACGAAATCGCGATGCGGCATGCCAGCACTTTCGAAGCCTGCGAACAGTTCCAAAAGCGGTTTCCAAACCACGCCGGCGGCGTGGTCATTTACGGAGATGCATCCGGTAATACGCAGCAGACCACAGGCAGCTCCGACTATCAGATCGTCAAAGACTACTTCCGGGCCAAATATGGCATCCGGCCTTCTTATAAGGTGCCGAAGGCGAATCCGAACGTTCGGGACCGCATCATGTTGACCAACGCCACGTTGCGGTCGGCAGCCAACGAGATCCATCTTTTTGTGGACGAGAGATGCAAGGAGCTTATTAAGGACTTCGAACAGGTCTCCTATAAGCCCGACAGTAATGCGATCGACAAAGAGAAAGACAGGCGGCGGACGCACCTTTCGGACGCACTGGGATACCTGTTGTGGCAAGAGCGCCGTCCGCATGCCGTAATGGGAGAGCAAGGGGAGCGGCTGATCTGAGGCATAGATGTTGAACATCGACCGGGAGCACCCCGAGTACGCCGCGCGCAAGGCGATGTGGCGCAAGTACCGAGACCTCTATGCGGGCGGCGACCAGATGCAGGAACATGCCTTCGAGTATCTGGTCCGGCGCCACAAAGAGCCTAACGAGATCTACGCCGAGCGTCTCAGCAGGGTCTTTTACGAGAACTACATCGGCTCAATCATCGATTGGTACGCGGCGACGCTTATGCGACGGGAGGCGGCGCTGCTGTTTGAAGGCAACGATGAAGGCGCCAAGGATTTTTATAACAGGTTCACGGAAGACTGCGATCTAAAGGGCACGAGTCTGGCGGAGTTCTTCCGACAACGGATTGTAGAAGCGCTGGTGGAGGGCCGTAGCTATACAGTCGTCGATTTTCCGCGATCATCGGTGGTACCCAGCAATCGCGCGGAAGAGGATGCGCTGGGCGGCTCGCGGGCTTACCTGGTAGATTACTCGCCCGAGGAATTGATCAACTGGAGTTACGACGATCACGGGGGATGGGAATGGGCGGTGATCCGGACGTCGACGCTGCGGAAGTCCAAGGTGACGGAGAGCGACTGGGCCCGGGAGACACGTTGGATTTATTATGACCGGCAAAGGTACGAAGTGTACGAGCAGTTGCGGGATAAAGAGATCAAGCTGGTCGATCAGGGGCTACATGGGCTGGCCGCGCAGAACCGGGTACCGATATTCACCCTGCGCGTGACCGCGGGGCTGTGGCTGATGAACAAGGCCGCGCTCTTACAGCTCGAGCATTTCAACAAATCGAACGCCTTATCGTGGGCGTTGACGATGGGGTTGTTCGCCTCGCCGGTGGTCTATTCGGATCGAGAATGGAACCAGATCGTTGGCGAATCGTACTTCATCCAACTGGGGCCGGGAGACCGGTTCGGATGGACAGAACCGGAAGGAAAGGTATACCAGATCGCAGCCGATAACCTGAACCAGTTGAAAGATGAGATATATCGGGTGTGTTATCTGATGACACATGCAGCGAGCTCGGATTGGACGGGCCAACAGCAATCGGGAGCGAGCAAGCAACGAGACTTCAGTATCACGCAGGAGGTCCTGAGGGCGTACGGCGACGCAGTGAAGGATACGATGAAACAGGTTCTGCAGGCCATTGCCGCCGCGCGAAAGGACGATATCTCGATCGACGTTTCCGGCCTGGACGAATTCGATATCGGCGAATTCGGTACTGAGCTGGATGACGCACGAAAGCTTTTAAGCCTGGGCATCGTATCGCCCACGCTGAAGAAGCAGGTGTTCAAGAAGCTAGCCCTGAAGTTCCTGTCGGATGTGAGGCAGGAGATCAAAACACAGATTGTGCAGGAAATCGAGGCACAGGAATAGGCGCCACGCGCGGGTTGGGCGACGACTCCAGTGCAAGGTGAAACATGGAAGACACAGACGTGCAATCAATTGTGAAGCAGGCGATTCAGGAATTTCTGCAAGAGCAACAGGCCAAGAGCGAGCCGGCGTACAAGACGGAACTGATGGAGGAACGCAAGAGACGCGAGCAACTGGAACGGCGCCTGAGCGAAGTCGAAGAGGAAAGTAAGCGCAGCCGGCAAGCAGCGGAAAACGCAGAGCGAAGTTCCGCCATCCGGGCCGAGTTGCAACGGCTCGGTGTAGCGAAGATCGATCTGGCGTTCAAGGCCGTGCAGGACGGTGTATTTCGGACGGATGACGGCCGGCTTCTAGCTCACGGCGACAGCGGCGAGTTACCGCTCAAAGAGTATCTGTCGAGCTTCGTGAGTGAGAATCCGGAATTCCTGCCGGCCCGCATTCCTGGAGGCTCAGGTATTACCGCGGCGCACAAAGCTCCGCGCGAGGGGATGGAGAGTGTGGACCTAGACGGCATCCGGCCGGGTATGAGCGCCGAGGACCTGGAGCGCGCGCGCAAGGAGATTCTGAGGGTAGCTTCGCAGAATCTGCGCTGAGGTATGGCAGGACAGGCAGGAATGCCTGATTTCAAGGACAGGCAAGCAAGCCTGCCCCACTTAGGAGAATGAATGGCGACAATCACATCAGCTAACGTGGCCAGCGCGATTGTGAAGCTGGTGGCGGCAGACGCACTGCCCGCCTTGGTCGGAAACCTAGTAATGGGTAATCTGGTCAACCGTGACTATGAACCCGTTTTGGCGCAGGCCGGAGACACGGTAAATATCCCGATTCCGCCGACACTGGTAGCCAATAACATCGCGGAGGGCGGACAAGTCCAGCCGCAAAATCCCAGCCTGGGGAATGCCCAGATCGTTCTGAACACACACGCCGAGGCCACATTCCAGATTCCAGATGTCACCAAGGTGCTGGCGGTGCCGGACCTGTTGCAGGTCTATATGCAGCCGGCGGTGGTGGCAATTGCCGAGAACATCGAAACGAGCCTGCTGAATTTATACGCAGGATTTTCGGCGAATACTCCAGTCGGTACGCCGGGTACGCCGTTAGTAGAATCGGTCATCGATCAAGCGGAGAGCGCCTTGTTCTCAGCGAAGGTCCCACCGTCGGAGCCGAAGTATCTGATCGTGGACGCCGCAACTTATTCACAACTTCGGCAGATCGAGCGTTTCAGCGAATACCAGACCGCCGGCGAGGCTGGCATGCGGGCGCTTATCGACGGCACGGTAGGCAAAATCAAAGACTTCTTCGTTCTGCGATCGCAATACGTAGCAGCGACGGGCAGTTCGCCGCTCACGACGCATAATATCGCGTTCACAAAGAATGCCATCGGACTGGTGATCCGGCGGCTGCCGCAGCCGTTATACGGTACGGGAGCGGTGGCGCACTACGCCGAGATGGGGAATTTCGGTATGCGAGTAGTAATGAGTTATCAACCGAATACCCTGGCGCAACAGTTCACCGTCGACGTGCTTTACGGATGCGCAGTGATCCGGAACAATTTCGGCGTGCAGGTGAACACCTAATTGCGGGGGAGGCGGCCGGGCGGGTAGACCACGGTCGATGGTGACCCACCCGGCAGAAAAAAGCTAATAACTATGGACCTACAGATATATTACAGGAAAATTCGCGAAGCCGAGGAACGGCTCAAGGATCCTTCCGTGGTGGTGAGCAGCCTGGCGACTTCGGACGGAGGGCGCGACGGTGTGAAGACCGAGGTGTCCCGGCGAATCGCGGCGAGGATGATCGTGGAGGGTACGGCGCGGCTGGCAACGGCGGATGAGAGTCGAGAGTTTCAGGAGCAGAAGGCCGAGGCAAAGCGACAGGCGGACCAGTTGACGGCCGCCTCGCGCATGCAGTTCACTGTGATTTCGCCCAGCGAATTGCGGAAGCTGAGAGCCACCGGCCAGGCTGGCAAAGAGTAGGGCATCGACAATGGCGCTGTTTACCGACGGCATCTCGACAATTGAGGACCTGGCGAATCAGGATTCAGCGGTGCTAAGCACGGCACAGGCGGAGAACATAAATCTCGCTGAGAAGCTGCTTTTGGCGCAGCAAGATCTTGGGATTGAAATCACATTGCTGCTACAACGGAGCAATACGTACGACTGGCAGTTCTGGTTACAACCGACGCCGCAATTGAGTAATGTCGTGGTGACACCACCACTGCAGCTTTGGCACGTGTATCACACGCTGCGCCTTGTGTATCAGGACGTGTATTTCAACCAACTCAACGACCGTTTCAAGGCGAAGAGGGACCAGTTCCATGAGTTAGCGGATAGGGCGATGCAAAATCTGATGCAGACCGGCCTCGGTATGGTCGGCGATCCGATTCCGCAGGCAGCAGCACCGCAACTGGGTTCGACAGCAGGCGGACAACCTGCTCAGACGTATTATGTCAGCGTGTCGTGGCTGAATGCAGAAGGTCAAGAGGGGCAGGCAAGTAACTCAGCCTGCTTGGCAGTGACGGCCGCAAACGCGGTAGTGGCGCAGCCGGTAAACGCCCCCGGGAACGCAAGGGCCTGGAACGTATACGTCGGGCTGACGACCACAACGTTGGTGTTGCAGAATTCACCGGGGATCGCACTCGATCAGGTATGGGTGCAGGCGTCACCCGTAGCGACGACGGGGCGAACTCCGGGTACGGGGCAGGCACCGGACTATCTCCAGGCGCTGCCCAGGGTCATTCAACGGGGTTGAGACATGGCTTGGGTTGGCAGCACAGTAGCATCGCAGATCGTGACTCTATTAAGCGCGCCGCAAGGGATAAATGCCGCTATTGCGACGCTGGCGCTGGTTGAGAACGCAACGTCAAGTACGCTCGGCCAAAGTCAGATTGTCGCCCAGAACGCGTCGATCGAGATCAGCGAGCGGACTGCAAATGTGACATATCCGACCATTTGTGTGTATTGCGAGAAGATCGTTAACCAACTGAAGGAGAAGTTTCGAGAGTTCTCGGGCAAAGCGGTAATGGCAATCGAGGTGCGCGTATCTCAGGACCGGCTGGACGGAATTGAACAACAACTCGAGATGTACGTCGACGCAGTCACCCAAGTGCTGGACCAGAGCCGGGGTGACTGGGGTGAAGGGATGTACTACGCCGGAACGTACGAAGCAGCACTGGGACCCGTGAAAAGGGGCGGACAGAACTTCATCCAAGTGGGCAAGGTCACTTTCGATGTCGGGGTAAGCGAGTAGGGCTATGTCGTCATATATATCATCGAATGCAAATCGCTTCTATGCCGGGCTGGAGAACAGCTATGGGCAGACGCCCGCGATTACCGCTCAGAACCGACTGCCCGCAGTAAAGCTGACCGCTAAAAACCAGTTGGAGAAGACTGACCGCCGAGACAAGACAGGCAGCCGGACGTTTGTAGGGCTGCCGGCCGGTCTACGGCGCACGACAAACTTCAACGTTATCACATATATGACGAGTTGGGGCCAACAAAGTGCCGGTCCCGCCTATGGACCGCTGTTTCAAGCAAGTTTCGGGGCGGCGCCCTTGTTCTATGCGGGCGGCGTTGCAGCGGCCGGCTGCAACGGCACATCGCTGGATTTCGCAGTGCCGCACGGCCTTGTGTGCGGTCAGGGAATATCGTACAACGGCGAGATCAGGTTCGTTGCTGTAGTCAGCGGACCGACATCGGTACAGTTGAATGCGCCGTTCTCCAAGGCGCCGGAGGCCGGTGCGGAGATCAACGCTACTGTCTCATATCTTCCCGCGAGTGTGTTGCCGAGTATCAGCATTTTCGACTACTGGGACCCTACCGACGCGGTGCAGCGTATCTTATGTGGAGCCGCCGTGAACCGGATGACAATCAAGATCAATGGTGACTTCCACCAGTTCGAGTTCAGCGGAATGGCCCAAGATCTCATTGACAGCGCCGCCTTCGCGACCGGTATGGGACAATTGGCGAGTTTTCCTGCCGAGCCGCCGCTTGGGGCGTTTGACTACTCGATCGTTCCCGGAAACATGGGTGAAGCATGGCTAGGCAGCACCCCTGGGCAATTCTCGACGATCACGGGCGGCACATTCCAGCTCGATAACGGCCTGGATACTCGGGCGAGGGAATTCGGCAGCAATCTGCCATTAGCCATCGCGCCTGGCCCTCGCTCGGTAACGGCGAGCTTTAACCTCTATGAGTTGAACGATGGCGCCACGCAAGGGCTTTACCGGGCCGCACGGCAGCAGGCGCCAATCAATATTATGTTTCAGCTCGGCCAACAGACCGGACAGGTGATGGGTGTTTACCTGCCCGACGTAGTGCCAGTAGTTCCCGAATACGACGATAGCGACAATAGGCTGCAATGGACCTTCCAGGGATCGAGAGCTCAAGGGACTGCAGACAATGAAATCGCGGTTGCCTTTGGCTAGCCGCTGGAGACATATGAAGTATCCGAGCTTTGAAGTGTTCCATTCACGATTGGTAAGCGGAGTGACGTATTTAATTCTCAAGATGTCATTCGGCCGGCGTGTGGATCTTACCAGGCGAATTCGAGATCTGGCCAGCAAGCGGGAGTTTCTCGAGGCGGGGGCAACACCGCAAGACAAGATGGACGCCGGCTTGTTGGCAGCGGAAATTGATCGTATTTATGTCATGTGGGGCCTCAAGGAAATCACCGGCCTGGAAGTTGATGGTGTGACCGCCACGCCAGAGATATTGGCCGATTATGGGCCTGAAGAGCTATTCCGAGAGGCTCTGAGCGCAATCAAACAGCAGTGCGGATTGTCGGAAGCTGAACGAAAAAACTGACTGTCGCACTCCACTTTCTGTTTTCAAAGCAGGCCGGCTGGGAGTGCACGACTTGCCGCAAAGCCGGCCTGGAGATACGACGCCGATGCGGGTGGATTCGCGACGCACAGGCAACTCCGGAGCGAGTGATTTGGGCCAGGCACGGTGCAGCCACAACGACGTGTCCGAAATCCTATGTCACCGGCCAGAGCATGGCCTGGATCGAGGAATACCTGGTGCGCCGGAAGATAGGACAACTGAGTATCGACGCATTGGAGGCACGCCAAGTGGAGGCTTTTCTGATTCTCGAGCAGGAGTTGGCAAAACACACGCCTATCGGCCGCCGTGAGGCAGCACAAGGAGAATATGCCTAACGCATCGCAAGAAGCGATTCTGGCGGCGTATGTACAAGCGGTTGGCAGCTCCGCCAGCGATACGAGCACACCCGGCAAGATTACCAGTCTCGTACCTCCGGATGAAACAGAACTTACCAATGCCCTCACCTCTGCGACGCAGGTAATCAACGCGCAGACGCAGGCAACCACTGCGAACACTGATGCGCTGGGGCGCGACGCACAGACGCGGTCCGGTGGCGGCGTGGCGAGCGACCTGTCGGGCGCCTTGAACACGGCCAGCCAGTTGCTGGGCGGCGGCCTGAGCTTCATGCCCCTTATCTCATTGTTCTCCGGTTTATTCGGCGGCGGACAATCCGAGCAGCCTGCCCCGCTGGTACAGTACGCCGCTCCGCCATCTCTCAACCTGGAATCCACCAGCAACTACCAGAGTGTCACTTGGGGCGAAAACGGGTTGCCGCGGGGTCCGGGCCCGGCTTCGACGGGCGCCGCGCAGCAAATCAACGTTCAGGTTCAGGCAATGGACAGCCGGTCTTTTCTCGACCATAGCGACGAGATTGCACAGGCAGTCCGACAAGCGATGCTGAATATGAACGCCCTCAACGACGTGGTAACCAGCCTATGACCAGTTTTCCAACTCTAAAGACCGGGGCGGTGATGCAATATCCGGCAAAGCGGAAGTTGCAATTCAACACGGACATAATCAGGTTTTTGGATGGCAGTGAACAACGACTTCGTGACAGCGCCTCCGCGCTGCACGAGTGGACCATCCAATTGGATTTGCTGGATGAGGGGGAACTTGAGACGTTCGACCAGTTCGTCGTATCGAACCAAGGGAGATTTGGCAGCTTCTCCTTTACCGATCCATGGGATGGAACAGTATATTCCAATTGCAGCCTGAAGGGCGACCTCTTTGCGTTTCAGTTACGTGGAGAAATGCGAGGTAGGGCGACCGTCGTCGTGTGCGAGAACAGAACTTAATATTAAGCTTGCCGCATCGGCACTCTGGCTCCCGATCGTCGGCCGACGGCCGTGAAGCCGGCCGCCGGACATGCCGAGAGATTCAAGGACATCGGGATGATCTATTTTCCTCAATTGTCGTCCAGGGCAACAGGTCAGTTTCCACTGCAGCGGCAGCGGATAACTCGGACAGTTGTCAACCAGAGCTGGCAGGATTACCAAATTAAGCTAGCAGACCCCGGCGCGGCGATCACGGGATGGCATCTCTCCTTCAACGAGTTGAGTGACCAAGAACTGGCCGCTTTAGAAGCCTTGTTTCAGACCGTAGAGGGCAGTCTCACACCCTTTACATTTCTCGATCCGACAGATAATTTGCTGGCGTGGAGCGAGGAATTGGAACAACCCGCCTGGCAGCCGGACCCGCTCTTGCTGTTGACGGGCGGGTTAGCCGATCCGTTAGGCGGATCGTCAGGATACCAGCTTGTTAATAACACTCCAGCGAGGTTGATACTCCAGCAAACGATCAATGGCCCTGCGTCGCTGGAATACTGCTTGAGTGTTTACGCGAAGAGCGATCAATCGACAAATCTTTATCTGGTGCGCGGCTCAGAATGTGATGCGCGCAGCATCGGTATGCAATGGCAACGCATAAGCTCCGCGGGGCAACTGGAAAGCTCGGCGGAGTCCATCACAGTCGGTGTAGCTCTGGATCCGGGAAGCGCCGTAGCGGTGTTCGGAATGCAGGTGGAGGCGCAGAGCGCGGCTTCCATGTATAAATCGACTTCCCAATCCGGTGGCGTGTACCAGAATGCGCGCTTCGGGAGTGATTCTCTGACCGTTACTACCTCAGGCCCGGGCCGGCATTCGTGCGAGTTGGACATTGTCAATGTTGAGTATCTATGATCTGAAAGAGCTGGCCGTCACCGACACGCCACTGCTGCTATTCGACTGCGTCCTACCGAATGGAACGGTAGAGTACTGGAGCACGCATCAGGTCACGTACAATGGGACCCCGTATCTGCCACGAGTGATCAAGCACAACCTGTTTGAAATGCAGACGTCATCAGACCAGGGCGTCGACGTCATTCCGCGCGTGTCGCTGTGCATGGCGAATGCCGACTCGTATTTTTCCGAGCTGGAGCGTGCCGTGGGATGGAAGGGTGCCTCGATGACAGTGAGGTTTCTATTCTACGATCTCATTCAGGGGGCGGCCACATCCGAGGCGGCAGTACTCTTTCGGGGCATTGTGAACCCGCCGGACCAAAGCACAGAGTCTCTCTTTCAGATCACCGCGATCAATCAGATGAACCTGCAGAGGGTATTGTTGCCGCCAGTGCGCATCCAGCGGCGATGTCCCTGGCTATTTCCGGCCAGCGCTCAGCAGCGACAAGAGGCAGTCAGTGGGGGTGCGAATGGACAATACTCGCTGTTCTACGCATGCGGGTATTCACCGGACCAGACCGGTGGCGCCGGCGCCATGGTGGGCGGCGTGCCCTACACATCGTGCGGTTACACCCGAACGGATTGCGAAGCCAGAGGCATGTTCAGTGGTCCGAACCGATTCGGTGGCCTTGAGTTTGTACCCTCGTCGATTTCTGTGCGCAGTTACGGTACGGGCTGGCGGTCGTCGGCGGTGGATGACAATGTAGCGATCTACAATGACTTCGTGCCGCTTCTGTATGGTACCGCCTGGTATTACCCACCCGTTGTATTCTCCCGAAACGACGGAAACCTGACCCACATGGAAGTTCTGCTTGGAATGGGGCAGATTCAAGGTGTCCAAAAGGTTCTGGTGAACCAAATTGAGATCCCGGTAGGGCAGTCAGGCAAGAACATGACGTCAACGGGCTGGCACAACGTGATCAGCTCTGGAAGTCGCAACGGAGCGTTCAATCCGGACTTCATGGATGCCGCTGGTAATCCGGCCGGAGATCCTTATGGCAGTATGGCATATCTGGCGGTTGCGGTCCCGAATCAGATCAACAATGGGCAATCATTGCCTACAGTTCAGGTACTGGCGGATGGACTGCAACTGCCGACCTATGACTTGGATGGCAACTATCAGAATACCGTATTCACAGCAAATCCCGCCTGGATCCTGCTGGATATTCTGCGTCGCTGCGGGTGGAGTATCAGCGATGTAGATGTGACCACCTTTGCGGCGTCAGCTGCTTTTTGCGACGAGCTGATTGCGACCCAGGATCTGAGCGGGAACAGTATCATGGTCCCGCGCTTCCAGTGCAATTTGTGTTTGCAGAATCGCCGGAATGCCGGCGACGTTATCCGTGGTATTCGCAACGCGTCGAGACTACTATTCACATATAGCATTGGAGGGCTGCTACAGTTGCAGGTTGAGAACTCAATCGCACTACAGCAACCTGCACAGGAGCCGTGGAGTAACAGTACGGAGCCGCTCAATGGGGGCTGGCCCAGCTACGAGTTCAGCGACGGATCAGATGTCAGCGCGAATATCGTCCGCAGGGCTAACGGCGAACCGAGCGTGCAAGTGTGGTCGCGGAGTATTACCGATACGCCGAACCAAGTGACTGTCGAGTTTCAGGATGCCTTTAACGCGTACCAGCAAGACAGCTTACTGGTTGTCAACGTGGAAGATATCGCTTTGACCGGCCAAGTGATTACGACGTCGCTGATGGCGTTGGGGATTCCGAATTACGATCAGGCGGCGAGAATCCTACAGTTCACATTGGACAAAGCAATCCAGGGCAATACCTATATTTCGTTCGAGACAAGCGTGAAGGCGCTGGGCTTGTGTCCCGCCGATATTATAACGGTCACCTATCTGAAGGAGGGTTTCGAGCGTCAGTTGTTTAGAGTTCTCAAGATCGCGCCCGGACCGAACTATCGAATCATAAAGATCACGGCGCAGGTTCATCTGGACGATTGGTACGCGGATACCAACGGACAGATTCCGGGCGGCACCGGGGGACGGCCCCAGCCTACGACAGGCGTGGGTGTGCCGCGTCCACTATTGGGAAACGTCGTCGATTCCGGTGGCAAGTTGCAGTACGGAATCAGCGAGACTTCCGAGAATTCCAGTGGTGGAAGCATAAACGAAGTACTGAATGTGGGCTTCACGGTACCAAACACCATCGCAGCCGGTGGGCCGGGTATGCCGATTGTGAGTCTAGCGGCAACCATCGGAGGCGGAGGGACCCTGGCTGGAAACCAGATCCTTTACTACGCAGTGAGCGCCGTGGACTCAGCCGGAAATGAGAGCGCTCTGTCGTTCGTCGTCATGGCGGACATCCCGGCTGGCTCAAACAGCAATTCCATAACGCTGACAGGTTTAAGCTTCGGAAACGGGACGGAAGCGTTTAACGTGTATCGCGGCGCCAGTCCGCAGGAAATCTCCCGAATTGCAACGAACCAGCCGGTAGCCTCGAGCTTCGTCGACGTTGGCCTGCCAGCCCAGCCCGACGGACCTCCCGATCCCGCCTTCGACCACGCCAATTTTTATTGGAGAGATGAACTGCAGCCTGAGTATGCTGCCACGATCACCAGCTCGAATACTATTGGGAACACGTCCGCGGGGATGAGTAATGTGAATTACGCCGGCATGATCGTCCGGATCGTGGACGGGACCGGAGCCGGGCAGGAATATACGATCAGCTCTAATAACGAGACCACGCTGACGCTGGCAGAGCCCTGGGTTGTACTGCCGGACTCGACCAGCGTATTTGTTGTGGCTGAGGCGGGGTGGCACTTTGCGGCGGCCACCAAGACCAGCCCGGTGAAGTTCGAAATTCCCAATGAGACGGGTGTCACGCTGCACATCCAGGGTAGAGGCGCGAACGTGAACAATCTGGAAGGGCCGCCCTTACTCTGTACTCTTACACGGTGGATGATTGGCGGCGGCTCAACCGGTGATTTGGCGAGCCCCCCGCAGCCCTCTTTCGGGCTGGGATCTTCGCCGATTTCGGGCGGAGCCATCGAATTGAGCGGCGTATCGTTCTCGACTTTGACCAATACGACAACAGTCACTGCCGGCACGCTGAGCATCTATTACTGGGACGAACTGGCGGGAGCTACGCAATGTGCTTTGGCGACTGCAGTATCGGATATCGATGCCATATTGAATCTGACAACCGCCGGAACGGCAGCCGCCGGGTCGTATGTGCAGCTTGAGGCTGAAGTTATGCAGGTTTTGGCAGCACAAGACAACGGGCTTCAATACCAGGTTGCCCGTGGAGTGCATCAGACGGCTGCGGTGGCGCACGCTGTGCAAACGCCTGTCTATGACCTTTCCAGTACGGTCGCTGTAGTGCCGTTCCCACCAGGCTTTTTCGGCAGTCCACTCAGCGGTAATTGGAGTTATCCGATCGCTCTGGCAAATGTAAAAGTAGCCAGCGCAGAGTTCTTCGTGACCAACTCTCGCGGCAACAGTCCGAGCGGTGCCATAAATCTGACTCAATCTAAAGATTACGGTCTACGGGTCTTGGGCGGCGGGCAATACTCGCTGCAGGTATCCGGATATCTGGCCGTGGACAGCAACCCGGCTCCAAACGTGGTGGTCGAGGCGGCACATGCCGTGCAGGATATTTATGCGATCGTCAAGCAAGCGCCTGCCGGAAGTCCGATTGGACTCACCATCACGCAGAATGGCGTGACATATTGCACACTGACCATACCCGCCGGTGCGACGGCGTCCGCTAGTGTCGATGGTTTCGGAATGCCGCTGCTGGCGCAAGCCCAACTCGGCCTGGCTATTACGGCTGTCGGACAGGAAGCCCCTGGCTCCGATCTGACGGTGATTCTCCGGTTGTGACTGGCATCCCCACCCATGGCCGACCTGCAGAAACTAACACCAAATCAAGACCTACAGTGTTACTTCTACGAGCCCTCCGCGGTAGCCGCACTTAGCGCTACGAGTCCAAGCGGGTTTACTGTGTCCGGCTGCTGGCGTGCACAGTCCGATTGGGCCGTCGTGGAGTGGAACCGGGACAACGTATTCGAGCACCCCGCATTCCGGAATTTGCCAGACGGAGATCTCAGCGGGTTACAGCTTTCCTATCTGGAGACGCGTAACAACTGCATTGCAATCGACTCGAATCTTTATGCTACCGTCGATTGGCCCTACCTTCGCGTGTGGGCGGATCCTGGAACCGGCGAGCAGATCTACCGTATCCCCTTGATGGGCCACGCCGCACCCGTGGACGGCGCTTACAAAGCTGCTTCCGCGGTCTTTCAACTACAAGGAACGGCCACCGGTACCGATTACATCGAACTTGCCTGGGATCAAGAGCACTATACTTATCAACTGTATGGTTCCGATACACTCGAGTCTGCCATCGCAGCTTTGGCGGAGAGCATTAACACGTTTTCTCACACGATGCAAGCCTCGGCCACAGGTGTTGCTATCACGTTGACCTTGGCTGACTCCGGTACAGGCGCAAACGGGAATCGCGTCGGTATCTACGGGAACGTATACGGCAGCCTTCCTGGAGGACCGACAGAGAGATGGCTTCCCGGTTGGCAACTGTTGGGCGGCGGTCTCTCCCCGACCCAGTGGCAGATTGACCTTGATTTCAGCGCGATCGCCGGGCTGGACGAGAACGGAGCAATGGTCGCCGTTCCGATGAACGCCGTGCGCAAGCTGCGCTGGACGTGGGCAGCATCACTTCAGCCGAGCTGTTTCACGCGAAGTGAATTCTCCGTGGTGCTCTCCAATTGGACTGTTACCGGGACGAATCGGCCGTACCAAGTTGCTGGACCGGGAAGTTGGCGCGTCGAGGACGATGATACTTCGCTGGTGTTCATCGGAGAGTGGACCCGGAGCATCGGAAATTATTCCGGTGGCTCAATCGTTTCCAGTACCAATCCGGGCGTGAGCGTCAGTTATACTTATCAATCACCGCAGGAGCATAATCTGAATTTGGGAACGCGGAGGTTTCCGGGGGCCGCACGGGTATCCGTTCAGGTGGATGACAGTCCCGTGCAGACTTTAACGCTGGATCTTCAGGGCGAGGATGTTCTCGTGCGGTGGCCCCTGGGAGCGATGTCCGGGCAGACTCAGCACACGGTTACAGTAACCCATGCGGGCGAGATCGGATCGACGTTATACCTGGATTTCCTGGAGATCGCAGTTCCAACCGAAGATATCCCCACGCCGCCGCCGGATCCCCAATCGACCCTCGCGACAGACTGGGATACATTACATTCACAGGCGCTGGCGCCGGAACGGACCGCCTGGCTCATTCAGGCGTTGGGCTTCGCCGGCAGGGCGAATCACTACGCTGGCGCCCTCTGGTTTTATGAACTCGTGTGTCCGGGACAACAATATGCGACCGGAAGCTTTACGTTTTCGGGAATCTGCGAGTTCGGGAAAACAACCACGATTTTTGTGGGTCCAACGGATTATTCCCATCTGAATCTCATCAGCGACACACCCGCAAGCCTGGCCCTGGCTTTCCAATTGTTGATCAATGAAGGTTCGACAGGCGTCTGGGCGGTGGCCAACGGTGCCACCTTGAACATCACCGCGCGGGCGATCGGCGCTGGCGGAAATGGCATCGCGCTCTCGGCAGATACTAATGGAAGCAGCACGCTACAGGTGGGGACGAGCGGGTTGGTCTCCGGTGGCGAGGACGGCGCCTGGCGCACGGATCTGGAAGCCATGCCCAGAATCAATCGCGCGGCCCGTGATTGGAGCCAGAGTTTCTTCGCGGCGCTTCAGAGTTATGGTATCTCGGCCACGACGTCGTTCAGCACCGAATTGGGTAACGGCGATCCTTCGACTGCCGCCGGCATCGCCCAGCGCTATCCGGACGGCAATCCCTGTCTGGTGAATACGCCTGCTCTTCAGACTAACTTCTCACCACTCAGCCTCGCATTCTGGCAGCAAGTGTATCTTGACATGGCTACTGTCATGACCGCCGCCGGCATTCAGCCATATCTGCAATTTGGCGAGATACAGTGGTGGTATTTCTGTCCTCCGACGAATCCCGCAGCCGGCGATTGGACCCCTATGCCGAACGGCGGATTGCCATTTTACGATGCCTATACGACCGCTACGTTCCAGACGCAGTTCGGACGACCCATGCATGTCTTCACCGATCCGAGCAACGATCCCACGCCCTATCCCGAGGAGGCGAGCTTCCTTCCGGGATTGATCGGCCAGTTCACCGGCGCGATCATGACGTTTGTGCGGCAGACCTATCCGAGTGCACAGTTCGAGGTGCTCTATCCACCGGATACGAACGACGCGCCGCTCACTAAGGTAATCAACCTGCCAGCCACTTGGAATCCTCCGAATCTCGCGTGCTTCAAGACAGAGAACTTCACTTACACAGGCAGCTACAACCTCGATGCCGCTACCGCGTCCATCGAATTGCCGATGCAACTGGGTTTTAGCGCGCAGAACTCGGCGCACTTGGTTGGCATTGGTAACTATACGACGCCTTGGGCCAAGGAATCGCGTATCGCCAAAGGCATGAAGGTCGGGTCGGTCGTTTTGTTTGCGCTGGATCAGTGTTGCCTGATCGGTTACCGGCTGCCGTTGTCGGGATGGCCTGGTCTCGGTCTGTATATGGGCGCATAG